CTGGCCTCGTGGCGCCCGCTCGTCTCGTTCAGCGTGCCCCAGCTTGCGCGGGTACCGGTCGACAGATAATACGCTTTGCATCGGCGGCCTTGCATGGCTCGTTTCTCCTGTTAGTGAATACTGCCCACCCAGAACTTGGATAGCCGTGGGCCGATCTGGGCGAGGGCGGGCCCGACGGTCGGCCTGGCAGGCAAATAGCGGTTGCCTCGGCGGCCGCCCTTTTCGTGAAAACTCATGCTCGGCCCGATCCGGCTGGCCATCGGCCCGATCACAGCCGGCCCGTCGGGTTGAGCGACGTCGTAGGCGATCGCTCCTTTCGCCCGGCCTGTCGGAGTGCCGATGGGCCGGCCCGGGGGCCCGGGTTTCTTTCGCCGGCGAATCATCCGCCGGATCGTCAATCGCGTGGCCGCTGCCGCGTGGCCGAGACTTTCGATGTTTCCCTTGCGGGCCCGCTGCCGGACGCGATCGGCGTGGAAATTGGCCTTGGCCCTGGCAGCGATCATCGCACCACCTCCCAGACGCCGGTGATTACCGACAGAAACACGCCACGCCCAAGCGACTCCGGATCGAATGGGGGCTCGCGCCGGGTCTCGAGGCACTCAACATCATTGGCGTTGACCGCGATCGGCAGGCCGTAGAGCCAATCCTCAGCGAGCTCGACCACCTCGCAGAGCGGATCGATCGCGGCGTCTTCGTCGACCTGGGGATCGAATCGCCGGCGGAACACGATATCGAATGCATAACGGTGAAACCGGCTGCTGCGGTCCGCCGGGGCCGTCTGATGGAATTTTTGAATCACATCGACCCGCCAGCCGTCTTCAGTGAGCGTACCGAGCTCGGCGGCCGTCTTGCGACGATGCGCGGCCGTTGAAACGCCGTCGATTCCATCGTTGATGCCGGCGGCGAGTGCCTCGCCGATCAATGCAAATTCCGATTGGCTCATGGTCGCGTGTCGTCCGGGTTGGCCGGCATCCGCCGGCCTGGTTCGGTGGCGTAGTGGAGGTCAACCCGCTGTTCGAGTCGCCTGCAACTCGCCAGGATCGTTTCGACATTGGTTGCTATGACCGGAATCTGCCGTTCCAGCTCGCGGAGCCTCGACTCATGATCGCCGAGTACGACTGATTGGGCGGCCTGCTCGGCGATCACGTTCGACCTGTCCGCCGAGGCGGCCCATACGGCCGCTATGCACGATCCGGTCAGCGCGAGGGCCGACACGAAGATCGTGATCCATCGTTCCCAGCATTTGAGTCTGTCAATCATTACGAGACCTTCTGGGTGTGGATTCTCAGCCAGTCGCCAAATTCGCCGATCTCACGATAGGGCGGCAGGGCCAACGTCGGCCTGGTCACCTGGTAGGTCACCGTCCCTCGGTCGGTCACCTGCTCGACCAGGTCCCCTTCGGTCGGGGTCAGTAGTTCGCCGCCGTCGGCCAGGTCATCGGCTTCGACCAGCCAATCCCGCATTCGGGTGATCGTGATCGTGCCGGCTGCGTCGGTGCCTTCCACCTCCGTCTTGGCCGCGATCGCCGTCACGGGGATGGCGATCGTCGATCCGCGGCGGTAGGTGACGGCCACGCCCTTCAGCGCCTGCAGGGTTTGCAGGCTTTGATTGGTCGCGTCGACCATAGTTCACAAGTTCACAAGACTGGAAATCGGTTCAGAATAGCAGGCTTGCGGTCACGCTCTTGCCACTCGCGTTGCCGGCGGCGCTGTTCACGGCCTTGACGCGGATATAGCGCTCGACGTCGGACGGGAGCCGAACGCGTTTCGTCGCCGCCGCGGCGCCCGCCGCGTCGGCCCCAGTCTGCGTGAGCACATCCGGAAACAGCGCCGTCGGGCTCCCAAATGCGCTGTCGTTGTCCATCTCCACCGAGTATTTTATCGTATCTCCGTCGCCGAGCTCGGCTGTGGCCAGGGCCGGCGCACTGATCTCCAGCTCGCAGTCGGCCAAGTGGAGGCCGTCGTCGGACACGCCCAGGTCGATGCCGTCGGTGTAGATCGTAGCGGCGCCATTGGGCAGCGCCTTGGTCACGGTGAGCTCGGCGTCACCGAGCAACATGTTTGGTTGGGTCATCGGATTGGCTCCGTTAGTTCGTGGTCATCAATGTGTAAGAGCGTGGCCTCTGCCGCTGTTTTCCGCGTCAGACGATCGAGGATCAGAGATCAAGATCCTCGACGTCGCTAATCGCCTCGGTGGCCCGGATCGGAATCATCCGCCCGTCCATCGTCTCGATGGTCGTCGGCCACTCGGCCGCCGCGCCGGTCGAATTGCAGGCCGTCCGGCTCGCCTGCAGTTGGGCCAGCGATCGGCGGCTGCAGAACAGAATGTCCGGCTGCATGCCGACGGGGAACTTGGCCATCAACAGGGCGATCAAGTCATCCGTCAAGCCTTTGCCGCTGTCGGCCGTGAGCTTTTTGATCCGGCCGATCGAATAGGTCGATCCGACCTGCAGGCCCGGATATGCCAGCAGCTCCTGCACGTAGGCCGTGAAGGGGTTGTTTGAGTCGTCCAGCACCGACTCAATCCGCGGATCGGCCATCTCCAATTCGCCATTCTGGCCCCAGACCCAGGTGACGTCCGTGCGGCCGAACTTGACGCCCCAGCAACTCGACCCGGTGTTTGCCGTGGTGCCTCCGGCGGCGACCACCATGTTGGTCGAGTCGTAGGAGTCAATCAGACCCGGAAAGCCTTTGGCACCGCCGCCGTAAGTGGTGTCGCGGCCATAAAAGAAATTCTTGGAGACGAGCTGCATGCCGGCTTCGAGGGAGCCGAGAGCTTCGTCGTAAATGAAGGCCTCGGGGCCGTCCTCGGATCGATCGGCGACGGCCTTGTCGCATTCCCAACGCGGGTTGAGGATGTACGTTTCAACGAGCCGGTTCTCGTAGACGCTCTTGGTCGACGCCACGCCTTCGTTGGCGTCGCGGAAGGCGACGGTCGGCAGCGTGGTGCGGACGAGCGTCTTGTACTGCTGGCCGCGGATCGTCCGGGCCGGCACGAAGATCAGCTCGGGATGGCTGCGGATTGTCTCGTCGATCAATCCGGCAACGGCATCGCTGCCGTTGCGTTTTGCGATGTCAAGCAACGTGGCTCGGGACATGGGGTCGCTTCCTTTTCACTTGCGGCCCCGACCGGCCAGACTGAGTTATTGGTTGAAAGGGTTCAGGGTTCAGGGACAGAGCTCAGGACTCGCGTCCTGGCAGCTTGATGCCGCTCTTGAACTTGGCCAGGTTGGCGTCGGCTGCCGGCTCGGCGTCCTGCTGTGGTTTTCCGCCCTCGGGCGTGGCACTCACCGCATCGGTGCCGGCAGCGGCGCGGAGTGTGACCACTTGTTCCTTGAGCTGGCGGCACTCCTCAGCCAGTGCATCACGCTCGGCGCACACGGCCTTGCCAAACTCAACGGCCGCATCCTCATAGGACAGGCCGTCGCCGTAGAACCGGTAGCCGAGCTGTGGGCCGAAGGCGTCGACAAACTTCTGTGCCGGGATCGCCGGTTTTTCCGGGAGGTCCGGCTGGGCATCCTTGGCCGCGTCGACCGTCGCCGCTTTCTGCGATTGGGGATCCGGCTTGGCGACGGAGTCTTTGGCGGCGCCGGCCGGCGTCGGAGTTTCCGGCGGTGCGTTATCGGTGGTCTGGCCGGCGGCCGGCTGTTGATTGTCCTTGGTCGGTGGCGACTTGGTGGTCGGCATGACGACTCCTTTTCGCGTTTGGGTAAACACAGTGACGCCGACTTGATGGCCGGCAGAAAATTCGGTGGTAGTGCTCATGTCCGCACCGTGCGGACAGATGGCCACACCTCGGAGGTGCCACTTGCGGGCGATGTACCCTGGCCCCTCAAACGTGTATCCATTGACTTCGGCCTGCATGCCGGGCTCGACGTATTCGAGCACGGCCGGACCGTTCCAGTCGATCGACGATTCATAGGGCACGCCGGCGGCCGCCTTGACTGCGATCTCGGCCGCCTTCTCGTCCAGGCTGGTCAAGATCCGGCCCGACAGGTCCAGCCCTTTGGCCGCGTCGGCCGAGACCTGATCGACATAGCCGAGGATCTGATCCCAGTCATGACACCAATCAATGGCCAACGAATCTCGGTGGATCACGCCCGTCATATCGTGCGCGATCTTCCCCCAGTACCAATGAGCGATCGGCTTGGCGTCGCGAGCATGGAGGCGCACTGGAACGCCTTCCTTGCCTTCTTCAATCGTGGCAAACTGGAACATGCCGTCGGCCACGAACCTGGCGGCCTCCGCCGGGATCTGCCGTTCGGCCTGATCGGGTGTGTCGATCACTGTGCTCATGTCGTGGTTGCTCCGGCGGCCCACTCCAACGGCACGCCGGCTTCCGCGGCGTACTCCATGGCCTCTTTGATTTTGTCGATGTTCGCGTAGTAATCGCGGTCCAATTCCTGGCATGCGTCCTGGGGTGAGTTGGTACCGCTCCGGATCTCCGCCAGCACGCCTTGAGCTTCCTTGTGTCGGTCCCACGGCCTGGCGCCTGACGGGATCCACTCCCATGCCAGATCGGCCCATTCCATCGTCCGAGGCAGCCGGATCTCCGGAACATCACCCGTCACGGCGAGTGCCAACCGCCAGGCTGTGAGCTGGCCGAGAAATTCCAGCAGGTCCGCGCGTTTCGGCCGGCATGCGTGGATGTACTGGAGGATGCCGCCCTTCGATCCATAGAAGTTTGTGAACGACTCGTCGAAGAAACTGTAAGGGATGTCCAAGGCCTTCAGCGCGACCTGCAGCATCAACGTGCTGTATTCCTTGAACTCGCTCGACGGCGTCTTAGGGTCAATGAATTCTGCCCGGTCCGCGCCGTCGAGTTCGAGCTTGAACGGTCCCTCTCCGAGTTGCACCTCGTAGCGTTCGTCGTCGGTTTCGCCGTCCCCGTCGGTGTCGGCCGCGTCCACTGTCGGCATCGATTCGTACTTGGCGTCCGAGTAGATCACCAGGCCGATCAGTTGAGCGAGCTTGGCCTTGGCCAAGGCGTAATCAAAACCCTCGTAGACGTCCTGCAGACTGTTCAACGCCGGTGCAAATGGCGAGATGCCTCGCGTCTGATCGATCCGGTCGTAATAGCCGATCGGCAGCATGTAGCGAGCCGGAATCACGCGTTCATGCACGAAACCTGTCTGGGTGCGTTTCGAGATGGCGTAGGCCATCGCGCGGCCGGCCTTGTTTATCCGCACTCCGTGGTAGAAATTGGCGTAATCCTCGCCCGTGTCGCGGAGAATCGGATCACGCACACGGTCTCCCTCAATGCCCTGGACGGCCCCGTCGGCGAGCAGGAGCGTGAAGAAATCGCCGTCGAGCGTCCGCCTGGCCTCAGCGATCCGCAGGTAGCGGCGCAGCCCATGCCTCCCGGCCACGTCGAAATTCGCCGCCCGGCTCCACCAGGCGATCCATTGCTCGAGGTCGCGATTGAAACCGCGGTCCTTCGTCCGACCCTGGAACCTGAACGACGTCACCCAGTCGAGGTGCTTGCGCACGGCCCAGCTTGCAACCACGAAGTTGCGCGCCATCTCACGAGCGTTGGCGGTCAGTACCTTCCGCTTCGATGGCGGGAGATGCTTGTCCTCGCTCTTGAGGGACGTCGACCTGGTCTTGCGGTTGCGGTGGCTTTCGGCGGCGTCGTAGCCGAACTGCCGGCCCCTGCTGGCGAGTTCGCCCAGCACTCGCGCGGTGTCAGGATCGCCCGTTCCTTCCGCAGCGACTCGATGTCATACTGGGTGGTCGTCCCGTCGACGGTGTGCGACGAGACGCCGCTCTCCAGGATGGCGTCGATTGTGGCGATTCGCTCGGCGATAGTAGCCATGGCAAGAAAACGGCCGGTCAGGGGGTTCGGCCCCGACCGGCCGTTCGTCGCGGGATGGGGACCCGCTCTCACGTCAGTTTGCACGGTATCACGAGAGCGGGCCGAATTTCCACAGCTATGGCTGAATTAAATGCGAGGATCTAGCATTTAGTTCTCGCGCCTGAAAACTCATAGAACCTGGCCGTGTAGAGCTGACCGCACTGGCATCGCAGCCGCCGCCAGGTCACCTGGTCGTAGGGGCGGCCGTCGATCACGCCGGCAATCGGCCTGGTGATGATTCGCCTGGTGACCGTGTAGATTGTTGATTGGCAGTGAGGACACTGAGGCGGTTTTACGGCCACCGCCGGCCGCGTGTCCGTGGGGCCAGGTGGACGGCCGGGGCCTCGACGTTCAC